ATATCGTTCGTAGGTTGTTTCAAGATCATTTATATAAATTCCACCTGGAGGTACAATCCCGGTAGGCATTGGCGTTGTGTCAGTTCCTATGTCCCAGGCCCCAAAGGGAGCTGGAGGAGGTCCTGGGATAAATATTCCAAACGCCGGTTCAATTCCATTACAGCCTACGTAATTGATAATTCCTCCACCAGTCACGGTTCGCTTTCCCATGACAAAGCGAATATGGGCATTACGGTGAACACCGAACGTTATGCTGATTTGCCTTGTATCCGCGATAAAGGCATCATCAGGATCAGCTAGGCTTCCGGGCCAACTATCAGCCGGATGTGGAGCCCCTATGGTAGGATCTACAAAGTCCCAGTGCTTACCATCTGTTCCATAAAGAAATCGCCAAATACGACGCTTGATATATTCTACCGAACAGTAGTTTCCATCTTGCTTAAAGAAATGCCACGTTATGATACGCCGATAAATGTCATCGCTCGTAAGGAAAACATTCATAGGGCCATACAGCCCGATCATATTATATCCGAAATTAGCTTCTACTGCCGCATTAACAGTTTGGATATAGATCTTCTGCCTATCATCCCATAGGATTTTATCACCATGATTAATCAGTTCCCCGCCTATACCGGGTAGAGATGCAGGGGCCGTCTCCGGTACCAATGGATTAACCGTGACAGCATTCCAATAAAAACCTTGGAATGGATCAATGACATTGGGATCAAGATTAGGATCATTAGCTGCAACCTGCCAATTTCCTTGGTTGAAGGTAAGCTGTGGGAAATCCCACATTGGCACGAGCCAGTTACATCCATAAGTATTCAATGGCCCCATCAGACCCATTCGCCCAGAACCAAGAGTAGGGCGAGCTATTCCGTATACTCCACGCGCAACCCAATCCAATAGTTTTCCAGCTACGGGATAATTAGTATAGATAGGGAGATTCAGTCCATTAAAAGTATCAACATAATTCTGTTGCATTTGATTTTGGGCTTCAACAAAGCCCTGAAGATCATCGTCATCAGTATACTGTTGATAAAGGTAAGATGGAATAACAGTGACAAGACCGGTTACATGTCCTGGAGGATATGGCTGTGTCCCAGGTTCAGCAACTACGCTTGGGACATCAGAGGCTGGATCACCAGGAACGGGAAGAGCTGGAGGAACTTTATAGGATGTAGAAAAGAAGGCTGTGAACTTATGTCTGGCATAAGATGAACACACCCAGACATTTGATTTAGGTGGAACAAGGAACCATTGCCCAGGCTGAAGCTCTATTGTTCCAGGTACAGTAAGATCAGATAGAGGCGGAGAAACAAGGTTGATATATAAGACTTGAGGGGTTGGAGCAATAGCTCCTTGATCTATAGCTCCCAGGGGGTTAATGACAACGCCACCCCGTTCACTTAAATCAACATCAGCAACAAGAACAGCAAGATCAGCTTCATCTGTCTCGGTAGCAAGCCCCCGACGGAGCATCCATAGTTGTGGTGCAGGAGCTACAGCCATCACACATTACCCTTCAGCACCTGGACCTTACCATTTTCAGTATAGAAGTAACTATAGGGATCACCAAAGATAACCTGAGTACCGAGCTGCGGAGATACTCCTATTTCATTAATAAAGATTTCCCATACTATATCAATAACATACTCACCAACAAGGATCGATTGTATGGCATCAAGAAATACTTTATTCATCACATTTAAGTTTATCGGAGTAGTCCCTGCCGGTAAGGAGTTGATATAGTCTACGATTTCTGGAATTGCAGCTTGGGCAATCGCATCTGGTGACACATAGTTTGGAGAATCTGTCCGCCATGTTAGGACTATAGAAACCCGTTCCTGTGGAGGAATAACATATGGGATCAAATATGTATCAGGGAAATCTGCTACTGTAATAAATGCATTGATTGGATTTGGAGATAGGGTACCTCCATACATATATGGTCCCCAATTATCTCCAATTATAGGTCGATCAAAAACAGGAGGAGCAGGAACTTTAGTTGTATCAAAATGAGGTTCATATGCATCAAACTGTTTATCCTTATTAGGATTACTGTCTTCTAATCTTTTCACCATAATTTGTTGACCATTTATCAAGGACATTCCAACAACACCAAGAATCTGTGCAACATCACCATCCACAAAATTATGGTTATTCATCGTGGCAATTCGTATCGGAGTTGTATTAGTCATATTATCAACTCTAATCACAGCCCCGGCAAGACCAGGAACATAAAAATCTGCTTGCCAAATCGCATAAGCAACCTGATAAGGATCACCTCCACCTACAATCACAACATGCTGATCGCCGTCTGTTTGAACAGCAATCAATCGCATTTGAACTCCAGGAACATTCCCGCACAAAGTCTTAAGATAACGACCCATACCGGTAGATGCTGCCAATCCAGCCGTAAAGCAACGTTCACGGAAGATGCTTATAGGCTCACCAGACTGCGAAGGAATACCAGATACCGGATTAGAAACAGTCAGAGGAATATCAGCAGGAACAGAAGTTAGCATCTGAACAACAGTACCAGGAAGAACTTCCCATGCACCTGTCACCGTTGCCAAGGCATACACTGGAAGTGTATTCCCATCTAGTCCACAGATTCCACCACTCTGACAAACATACTGATAAGTTCCGTCTGAAACGACAAATCCTTGAGCAATGACATAACCAGGAGGACCAGTGAATACGACATAAACTGCTGTATTCGTAATGGGTTGGTGATCTACCCCATATAGTATCCCGAGTTGATTAAGCAGAAAGGCATTAGCTCCAAACGGTGTTACCGAATTAACCAGATCTACAAGGAAACTGTCGCTTTCTATAAGAGCATACGTATCTGTACTTGAAATATCCTCGATTAGCGAACCCGGTAGATTGGCGGTATAGTCAGGCACAATCGCCGAAACAAGCGAGATCAACTGAGCCCGCAAGTCTGCCGGAGCTGCCGGTTGCAACCCTTGATCTGTCATAATAAGTGGAAGGAGAGCCATTAGATAGGTTGCTCCGTAGGATAACCGGGTTTTACCTGTACACCGATGCGTGAACCATAGTTTGTAAGAACATTGATATAGTACCTGGGAGCAGGACCCCCTTCCTGTCCCGTAGCGAAACTATCTCGTGACCCTTGTTTAACAGGTAAGATCGACAAGATGCATGATGCAAAGTGAGGAGCAAATTGTTGTTGGATACGAGTTAAAAAGAAATCAGGGTATATCTGAGTCATAATAGACGGGTGCGCCGGAATGCCCCAATTAGCGAAAAATGGGCTTTCACCCAAATTCAATTTTACCACCTGAGCCAAGTCTGTTAAATAGACTGAATCATTGAATCCATTGATATCAGTAACAACGACCCACCACTTCTTCCTACCGGAGAGTACGTCTTGGGTTCTGCCATAGGTTCGCATGTTAATGCCATTACCCTATTCAGCGGTTAAATTTTTGCATAGACATTCTTACTAGGACCGCATATAGTTTGAACAAGGCAGAACTTATCCTTCTTAGGATCACCACCCAGGTAGACTTTTCCACCTCCACCACCTCCACCACCACCTCCGCCTCCACCATTGGCCATAGGAGTCACAGTGGGTCCTTTAGTTCCTAACTTTACTTTGGGTTTCGGTCTACTTCTTGCATAAGTCTGTAATCTTTCATTTTCTCTTGCTACTTGCATAGCTATCATTTCTTGTATTTCCACGGACATTCCACCTATTCCACCGCCTCCGCCGCCTCCGCCGCCTCCTCCACCAGCCCCACCACTTCCTCCACTCTGTTGATCTTCATCCCAACCAGCCCCGCTCTCTTCACCTTGAGCACCAGGATCAACAATACACATGCCACCTGAGTTGAGATAAGCATTCTTTTTCCCAAAGATAGTGCTATCACCTTCTCCCGTTAGCATGACCTTTTTATCTTTCTGAGATACTTTAAGGTAATGCTTACGATCTTTACTTTGAGAGATTATTTGCCCATCTTTATCGAAACTAAATTCAGTATAGTCCTTCTGCTTTTGTTGTTGTTGTTTCTGCTGACTGCTGCTACCTCCATTAGACTGGGAAGATCCATTGGCAGCATATGGACTTGCACCTTGAGAAAAAAGCATATAGTTCCTCTGGCGCATCACAGCCATTGCAGCAGCAGCAGAAGAACCTGAACCTCCATTGCCACCACCAGAACCACCCTGTCCTTGTTGTCCCTGTTGTTTCTTTTTCTCTTGATCCTCCATAACCTTACATCGCCAACCATTGGGACCGCCTGTTTCCCAATGTTGGTCATAATCACGCTTAGGAGCATTCAAGTTACCAAGAGGCTGAAATGAGAGTGTGGAAAGATTCCCACGCGGATAGAAATTAGCTTGACCTCCAGCAAATGCCGTATTCCCACCCAGATAATAATCGCCAGGAACAGCTACAGCCTTATCACCTACCTGAGTAGGCTCACGGCCAAACCTTGAAAATGACTGAGTCATTTTCATAACCGGTGGCGTGAATATACTATTCTTCGTATCAAATGCTACATGGACAAAGTCCTTTTCAATCTTAGTAACGTGAGCAGGAATAGACTTAGCTTCCTGTTCACGTCCCTGATTTACCCTTCTACCGGCCCAATTATTCATTTGACCAGTGAAAGGATTTTTATGTGAGTCATATCGTCCCATATTACACCTTACGGGTTGATTTCGAAGGCACCATTTCGATAAACCATAGTGGATCTTGTAAATACAGATTGTATCATATTTAATAGCCGACTAACATGTCCTACAACGACCAACGGTCCCGGATCTCTGGGCATAGGAAGAGTAAATCTTAAAGGCTGTATATGAAGACACCTATATCTTCCATTATACGTGTTAGGTTGGAATCCATCTAAAGTATAATGTATGATAGTCCCTGGTTTAGTAGCGATATCGGCATAAGGAGTAGTCCAACCCCCATACGGAGCCATATCTACAGTCACGATACCTATAAAAGGATCATAGGATGCGTATAAAACACTACGAGCAGGGGGCGAAGAAATAAGCGGAATAGTTATGACCCATGTTCCATCTGCTGCATAGACATTGATATAAAACCGCTGTGCAGCTACATTCCAAGTCACCCTAATAGTATGATCTTCTCCATCTAACCTTGCACTAAACTCAGGAGTAGTAACATTTGAAGGAAGGAATGGGATTATAGTAGTCATTATGAAATACCCGCATATGGGAATCCTGCTACTGCTGCGGAAGGCGGAAAATTCCAAACATCTTGACTTGAAATAGCTCTGATAGGTGAAAGATTCGCCCCTAAAAGTGCAGATGGAATTGTCTTAATAGTCAGAGCTAAGTTAGAATTTCCACCCGGTACTCCAGGTTGAACTCCACTGAGACCTCCGTCTGTTTGTAAACCATTGGCTATCTTCTGCATTTGTTGATTAAACATCAATTCTAACTCAGCCAATGCCACAAGAGGTTTCTCAAAATCAAACCGCCAAGCATTTTGTGGAAGGGAATTATTACCACGAGAATTATCTGTTAGTGATGTCATAATCAAATTTTCATACATATATGCTGGAGTTGCAACAGAGTAAGTCCCACCTCTATTATTATGCTGATCTAAGGTTCCCTTCAATGCTGTCATTACAGATTGCTTTATCGCCCATACATCTGCAAATGGCTCATTAGAAGGAGGACGCATAGGAGCATCCATAATGACAGATATAGTCAAAGGCTCACGAATAACAGCATTCGCTGCTACAGCCTGATTTGCAAATGGATATTTCCCTATTGTTTGGGAAACCAATGTTCCACCCGGCAAGACGTTGAATGCACCAAACGCATTATCTAAATCACCAATATCAAAAGGCAAACCTAGAGCATTAACCTCTAATCCTTGAGCAAAGAGACTAAGCATCGGCAACATGCCACCAGGAATTTGACTAGCAACTCCGCCAGTCAAAATAATGGGGCAGACTTGATACTTGAGCTGTTGCTCAATAGGCATTATCCAGCCATCCCTGCTGTGTTCATATAGACATTGGAACCTGGGACATTACGAACTACTAGGTTAGATGTCCTATTCATCTGCCAGTTATCAACATCTAACGGGCCTTGGAGCATTGATAATCCACGCCTATTATCTACATTCATGGCTGTAGAAACAGATGTAGTGCCTCTAAATGCGGCCATTTCAGTTCCAGGAACTCTGCCGCGCGCTGCCCCTCCAAACATTGCAATTCTATTACCACCGCGAATAGAAGCAAACATCCCACTGCGCCGACCACCTCTTATTGAAAGATCACCACCAGCACTGCCTCCAAACATGGCCATATTCGTTTGCCCTGCTCCTCCTCCAAAGAAGGTATTTCCCACTGCATTTCCACCAAATCCGGCAAATTGGTTGCCTCCTGCAAGGAAATTCCCTGGGAAATTTAAATCTCCTCTTGTACTATTAGGAGCAACAGGAGCTTGATTACCACTATCAGCCGGAGGAGCATTAGTTGCTGGAGGAGAGGTAGATGCAGGAGGAGTTGCAGCAGGAGGAGCAGCATTTGGTTGCTGTGAAGGAGTTCCAAACGGTATCCGCCATGTATCAGGAGCTCCCGGTTGTGGTGGTCTAGGTGGTTTACCCTGATCACCACCAAATAGAGGTTCAAACCCACCTCCAGGACCTATACCAAAGAGATTAGCTAAAAAAGGAACCATCTTTTTTAGAATTTCCCAAAAAACTCCCATTGCCTCAACTAATCCCTTAAGGATAGGAATTAATTCCTGAACAGTTTTATCGACCTTTTCTATTGCCTCCTTAACCTTCTTGGGATCTTTCATCCAGTCGGACAACTTATTCAATTGCTTCGTTATCCAGTTCAAAATCTTAGCAACCGTCCCAGAATCTAGCAATGCTTTAATCAGTTCTACTACCGATTTGCTAAGTTCTTCAAGATGCGGAGTGAGGTTTTTGAGTCTTTCACCAAATGCGTTCTGTATATTAACTTTTGCTGTTTCAAATGTTATCGCTAGATCAGACCAAGCTTTTTGAGCTCTTTCACTAAGCTTGGGCGCATCCTGCATCCTCTTTATTTCAGCTTCTAAATCCTTTTTACTCATTCTAGCTAAGCGAATTATATCTTCATCAGAAATTGCTAATCCACCTCTAAAAGCTCTACCAACTTGAATCGCAGTAAATGGATCTTTTCCAGCAACCTGCCGATGCATATTTCTCAAAACCGTCGGCAATACTTGAGTAGGATCTTTAGCTCCCCCCGGTCCTATTCTTACTCCCAATGCTGCTAGTCCAGCCATTTCATCCGGACTACCGTATAGTCCTTTAGAAATGCTCTGCAATAACCCGGTAGGATTTTCTAGAATTGTTTGACCGGCAACTTGAACTCCTTGCATTCGCCCATAGTCAGCTCCCATACCCAACGCTTGTCTTCTTTTTTGCATGATAGATTGGGCAAGTCTATCAAGACCAAATAGTCCAGCTCCTGTTGCCAACATCGAAGCAAGAGTACCAACAGCCATAACGCCTTTGACAAGAAGATTGACTACGTCTTTTACAGCGCCTCCCCACGCCTTCGTAGCCTGAGTCAGTGAGTGTATTGTCTGTTGAAGAACTGTGGTATTTGTTTGAGCCTTCTGTATCGTGGTATTGATATTCTTGAACTGTTGGTTCAAATTTCCAATCTGCGCCGAAAAGGCGTTGAACCTTTGGACAAACTGTTTGAAATCAGTATCGTCTACTTTTACAGTGAGATTGACTGTCTTTGCCATATCTCTTAATCCTGGACAGGCATTTCAGTTACAGGAGGCGATTCAGGAGTTATCTGACTAGCTGGATCTTGCTTTTGACTTGATTGGTCAACATTATCAGAAGCTTCTTTTTGTTCTGTGTTACCACTACCACCCCAGACAACATCATAAGTAGAACTCCAACCAACACCATCTGGATTACGAAAATCACCAATATGAACAGCCTTAACCACTTGTCCTCCTCCCGATAACGTAAGATTAGTTCTTTGCTGAGATGTAGTACCTCCAATTATAGCTTCAGGGGTAAGTGTGGCTAATATCCCTGGAGGGAGTGTAACCCAATTCGGAGGATGTATATCACCTCGCATTATACATTTGATTTGTATCTTTTGAAGAGAAAGCCAAGTTGGTTGCCCGATAAGATCCAAAAAATCTATATTAACAGTGCGATCCGTTTGGGTTCCATCCCAGACATTTATCGTATTATCATGAGAAGTCATATTAACGCCTTGATAACCCTTTGTTCCAAGAATAGAATGACTGAGGTTTTTGATATAATTCGCGTACTGCGGCATATTCTGATACATTCCAGCATCCTGATAAGGAAGCTTCAAAGCACCAGAAATCAACATATTAACATTTCCCCTAGGGAAAGCCTTGGACAATGTTTGTTGAACAGCTGATCTTAAAGACATATTTGGCATCATATTATGAATAAGATTAAGAGGAGCAGATAATCCATCCACGCCACCTCCAAACAATGAATTTGCAAATCCACCTCCAAAACTGGTTGCAGCACCGAGAGATCCTATACCAAGTCCTCCACCACCCAGACCAGTCGGTGTAACCACGGCCCTTTCTGATCCAAAGGGTATTATCGCCCCACGAGGATATGGCCTACGATCAATAGAACGAAACCCTACCCCACGAGTTCGTATCACACTTTGCTGTGTGGGCTGATCTCCACCCCCACCTCCATTTCCACCACCCCCATTTCCACCACCCCCATTTCCACCACCCCCACCCCCACCTCCACCATCCCCTTCATCTGACAAACCGGCAGGAAGAAACGCCATTCCAATGGACATATCAGTCCCAATCCAGTTACCCCAAGCCTTCCAAATCCGACCACTCATTAATAGACCAGCATGTTGAGCTTGATGAGTTGCAAGCGGTAATCCTGGTTTTAATCCTCCATAAACTACGATAGACTTCCCCATTAATTTATCAGTATGTCTGATCTGTTCCCAGCTTACCCCATGAACAGTTATTACCGAATTATCAGTATCTGCCGTATGAGCAGCAGTTTCAGTTATTTGTATTTCAACCTGCTGTGCTCCAGGATCAGCAATACCATTCCTATGAGAACCCCAAACTGCTCCAAGCCCAGAAGGAGAATCATATCTTGGCGGGAATACTCCTCCTGGTGCATCTGGTATAAGTATCGAATAAAATCTCATAGTTCTAACGGGAGGTTTCCACCTCCTCCGCCATTACCCATAGGAGGAGCACTGGGAGATGCATCCTGTTCGGAAGAAGAATCAGGGTTCTTACCTTCAGTTACATCTCCATCAGAACGATTTTCAAGACGACGACGACTTCGTTCGATATCAGCTTTATCTATTGGTGAATGGCGTCTTTCAGAAGGAGTATAGCCTTTAGTTCTAGTATATGGACGAGTATCAGGTACTCTTTCTCTAGCCTCTGGGTGACGAACATCAGGAGTATTCCCTGCATCACGATCAGCTTTTGCTTGTGCGGCTGTATCTGAACCAATTCCACCTTTGCTTGCTCTTTTGATTTCTTGTCCATCTACAGTTGTAGGATCCTTATTCCAGCCTTTTTTGAATTCACGGGGGTCTTCCTGCCCCCAAGGCTCCTGATTCATTTTCTTAAGGTCTTCTTTAGACTTTCCCCTAAAATCACTCACAGCAACATCGAACTTATCTGGACGAGCATGAGGCTTATAGAAAGCACTCCCTTTATCATGTACAATCGCTTTAACATTTCGTAAAGTATACGTTTTTCCATCTTCAGGACTTCTATAAGTAATTTCATTAATCGTGAATTTTTGTTCATAGTTATCTGGATGTGAAGCAATAGTCACATATTCAGAATTTCCATGTCTAACATCATCAAGAGTATAGGCTCTTTGATACGTCTTTTCATAGTCCTTTTGACTGATAGGAGGCTCCCCCTTACTACTACGAACTGCGTTAACCTCTCCACGTGTAGGTATATGAGGTAATCGGTGTGAAGTTTCTATACCACCCTCTACCGGCCCACCTTCACCGGGTGCATAAGGAGTCAATCGTCCTGTAAAGGTTTCACCCTCCTTAACATCCTTAATATGTTTTTCCTCTGGATCATAACCTTTAGCAGTTTCAATAGGCTTAGATTCGTATTTAGCTACCTGTGTCATCCCCTCCAAGCTTCTATCCCCGGCTGCACGTTGTTGTTCCAATGCTTTTTGCTGCTGAACTAAGAAATTACCAGCACTTCCAGGTTTTATATCACCTGAAGGATCTTCAGAGCCTCGTGTATAACCTATCGGTTGTTCCAATGATCTCCCTGTTCGTGGATCAAATTTCCAATCTGGTTTAATATCACGTGGATCTCGATAGTAAGGAACAACATCAGTTTCTGGTTTCTTGACCTTACCTACATCGTTTAATTCATCTTGGATTTCTCCAGGAGCAGGCAATCCGGTTCCAGGACCATAATCTCGTGGCGGATGTGCATCTTTCCATTCAGGAATTCCTGGACCTGCATCTCTCAAAGCTCGTTCTTTTCTTATTTGCCATTCTAAATCTGAATCTGGTTCAACTTTTTCTAAAGCCTTCTGTAGTTCTCTAGGATCCGGGTCCGGAAGCTTTTCTCCTGTTCTCGTATTATAGAGCACAGGGGTAGCATCACTCTTTGTACCCAAATCAGCTTGAGCAAGATGCAATCTACCAGTTTCATCAGGATCAGTAAGTTGTCTATCATTCTTAAGATCTTCTATAACCTCATTTTTCTTAAATTCTTTTAATAAGAACTTACTAGCATCTCCCGGTTTAAGATCAGGATCTTCTGGTTTAGCCTGAGGTTCATCAGGATCAGGCTTTGCAGGAGCTTGTTTATTAGGATCATAAAGCTTCAGCTTGCTAGTTCGGTCTTTTTGAATATGGACTGGATCATTTGGCAAAAATCCAGATCTTAATCCATATTTCCTATTATTCCCACGATTTAACCATCTAAGAAAATCTGTGTCCGGAGTATCAACCGCATCTCCTTGTTGATGTCGAGAACGACCGGGAGGTGCTACCCTGCTGCGATCATGATGGTATCTTTCCCAATAAATACTTTGAGTAGGAATATCACGAGTCATCTCACCTACGCGCGCCTTCTTGCCTGTTTCTTTTTCATATGCTTCAATGGCTGTACGTAAACGAGCTGCAAACTCAGGATCAGTTGAAGGTACCCCCTGGAGTTTTGAACCAGGAGGAACGTTTTGTAGTCGGACACCTCTTGATGGGTCTGTAACAGTATCATGGGCACCACGTGAAGCAAGAAAGTCTAAATCCGATGAACTAGCCCCTTGTGATGGCCTAGAAGGAACGTTAACAAGAGAATCAGGTAAATCTCTATCCAAACCTTTTGGATCCTTAAATGTTTTATCACCAAAGGGATCTAACCTTAATCTCCTAGTGAGAGACTCTGTTGGTCCCCTGGTTGTTGGATCTCTTAATGATGGCAAGGGTTGATTAGAAGGCCGTACCAATGGCTGTCGAGTAGGTTGAAGTGGTGAAACGGTAGGTCTATCTTCCCTCCATTTTGTTGGCCCCGGGATTTGTGGTGTTGCAGGAACAGCCCGTCCGCTTCGTGCTTGCTGCTGTAATTTATCAGCCATTGCTCGCTGTGCAGGATTTTGATATCCATAGTATTCCATTAATCTACCGGTAGCTGGATCCCTAACTCTAATTCTACCGGCTGGCTTGACCATGATCTTGCCAGATTTAGTTGCTGAGCCTTGGTCAGTACGTCCTCCTAATTCGTTTCTACCTCCTCCAACATCTTGAACAGCCGCATCTACATCCTTATACGCATAATCACCTACTAACCCTGAAGCAGTAGGAAGAGCTCCCTTATGTGCGGCCTTATAATCATTAATCGGAGCATAGAACCCATTAGTCAGATATTTTCGAACAGATGCATTTTTCCCTAGAGCTCTATCAGTAACAACTCTATTAACCAATGATTCAACAACATTTGTACGATCGTATCTACCCTCTGTTTCATGAGCAACGACATAAGCCATCATTGCTCTAACTTGAGGATCATTAAATTCCTTCATTACTTCACGACGCTGTTCAGCAAGTACTGAGTTTGTAATTGGTCCACGAGCAGGAGAAGGTGCGGGAGGAGCAGGGGCAGGAGCAACAGCAGGAGCAGGAACAGCAGGTCTAGGAGTAGGAGTAGGTGCAGCAGGACGAGTATTTACCGGAGCATTAGAAGGTCGCGGAGTAGGAATAGGTTGAGTTGGATGCGGAGCATTAGAAGGTGCAGGCCGCGGATGCGGAATAGGTGCTGGTTGAGATGGATGAGGTGCATTAGATGGAGCTGGAGCTGGAGCAGTCCTTGCTCGAGGCACAGGAACTTGTCTAGTAGGAGGAGCTGGAGTAGTAGGCGCAGGAGCAGGGCGCTGAGGAGCAGGAGTAGGAGTAGGAGTAGGTGCTGGAGTTGGAGCAGCTCTTGTCGGTGGTGTAGGTGCTGGAGTTGGAGTTGGAGCAGGCGGTGGCGTAGGAGCCTGTGTTCCTGACCTCTGGTTAGTTCGTGCTGGTTCTGCTCCCCTTGGCAATGCCCTTCTTCTGTCCCAACCGTGGGTTTTCATTGGGTCTAGAAGTTGACTACCCCGTGATCCAGGAGGCCCACGCCATAGTTCATAATGGAGATGAGGGACACCGTTAGCAACTCCACTTGTTCCTATTTGCTGACCACCTCTAACTTTATCGCCCACCTTACCGAATCGTTTCCCCATATGTAAGAAACGTGAATAAGTACCATCAGCATTCCTAATAGTAACTGTCGGTTGTCCAAAGTTATCTGTTCCAAATCTAACAATTTCTCCGTCCATTGTAGCGTAGACAGGGCTCCCCCTTGGAGCCATTAGATCTACGCCTTGATGTCGGCCTGCCCCCATACTGGCGCTAGAACCACCGACACCACCTCCTATCGAGGTAGCTGAAATAGGATCATATCGAGTACCAGGAGGACCTTGAGGATATGTAGAAGGCAGAGGCCCTGCTGACTCTGGCCCTGCACCCCTACGAGATGGGAATCGGGTTGTTTGTCCTCTATCTCCTGGACGATTAGATCCTGGGTGTCGATGCCATCGAATACCGCCACTAGGAGTTACCTCTGGAACCGGGGCTCCCTTTTCTTTAGGCTTATAATCAATCCCTAGTTGATCTAGAAGTTCTCTAGCTTCCTTGTTAATGTCTTCAAATTTTTCCATAAGCTTTTTGAGCCAAGTCTTCATATCTTCCATCAATTTATATGGTTTATCAGAACTTAACCACTTCGTAAATGCTTCTAGATAAAAGATAATCGTATCAATAGTTTTTTGTCCTAATGGAGATTTCAACACCTCTTCTATGAATTTGACTACAGCCTTGCTGAGTTTTTCCACAGCATCCAAAAAACCTGTTTTAGGATCAGCCAGTCTTTCTGCAATAGCATTGACGATATTCACACCAGCTTCTTGAACCCAAATAGTGAAATCTTTCCACCATTTAACCGCAGCTTCTGTTATCCCTAGTATAGACTTTTGTCGAAAAAATAGCTCTCGTTTTTCCATAATCTCTTTTGTTTCCATCTTCGTCAAGGCAATTAACATTTCTGGATCGAATATTTCTAATAATCCAGCCTCTTTAGCTGCCAGTAATTCTCCACCTTTAGGACGAGTCAACATAAATTCTCGTGCTGCCATTATCGCTTCCATAACGATATCAGCAGTATCTTTAGTCACTTTCACCTTCAGCAATATAAGTGCTCTACGAGCTTTAGACGTAGCATCGAACCTAGCCCTCGCTGCACCGGCCAAAGCTTCCGCAGTCAATGGCATATCAGCAAATACCGTGCGAAGTGCGCGTACCCCTCCTATAGTAGCTCCAGTCCCAGCAGCTTGCATCCAATCTTGAAGAACAGCATCTCCAAGATCTACCATCTTATCCCAAAGCCATTTCGCAAATTTTAGTCCCAATCTAATTCCAGAAAAAATAGTCGTACCTATAAATATTCCCGCAGATATAGTCCAACTCGCTGCTGTGAATACCCATCCAATAGCGGGGACCATCATTCCTAAGCTTCCCAAAAACGCCGGGATCGCTGTAGCCAAGTATCTTAAAAATGTTGAACCCAAAGTCCCTAACCAAGAAGCTACCCTTTCAACAATTCTGGCTAAGATTTTAGACATCCTCTCAAAAAACTTAGCCACTCTTCTCAATTTAATTAAGAATTGGCTCAACTGAACTTGAACATGTTGCTGTGTCTGTTGAGGCCCTGTCTGTTGAGCAAATTGCTGCGCTCGGGCTTGAAATTTTTGGACGTTCGCCATGAAGGCGTTCAAGCCCTGCGTAAAGTCATTTGGTATCTTTACGTTTAGTTGAGCATTGAACGCCATTCTAGGCTTTCCACAAGGCTATCATGTAGCGTTGTTGCCACTGGAGGCGGGTGGAGTGTGGCCAAGACAATTCAAATTGGTCGAAGAATTCAGTGAATCCTTCGTCCATTAGCCAAGTCAAACAGGAGTGAATTATTGATTCACTACCGTTGCAGTCTCGCCAGTAGTCTCTTCCACTGTCGATGTCGGCAAGGAACGCATGTATTCCGTAACATTCGACGATGTAGTTCGCGCGTTCCAGAGAGTGCTCAACCCTTCCATTGCCACCGTCATTTCCGCTCTCAGGTGAATTGACGAGGCGCATGTAAAATATACGATGCAGTTTTCTACCTCTGATGCATCGTCATCATTTAACACACCACGCTTTCTGGCAACGTCAAAAGGCATAGACTCCCAACCACTATCGCCGGGAGCAATCACATTCGTTAGCCGGTGAATTTCACCCATTAACGATTGTTGAGTGCGTTCCCAGACGTTTAGTGTTTTCGCCTCTTGTTTAAGCAGCAGAGCCGCAACTCGCGGCCCTGTGACTGGTCCTAATCCGTTAGTGTAGACTGCGGTAAAGGCCCTTGATATCACGAGGAAATTGTCCTCGAATACCTCCCTACCTATTGGTGATGAATGTACGTGGATTGGCCCTTTCTCTGTGTCTACACTCAGAACAAGGTTAAGTTTCCTGTTCAGAGTGACTTCTGCCATACACTACCTCACTTTCTCCTCTAGTTAGGTTCCAAAGAACCCTGTGTTGACATTGTAGTAGCCGCGAGCTGTGACCACCATCGCTGCTTCCATACCCGCCATCGCCATCTCACGGATGCTTTCCAGCGCCACGTTATTGATAATGAACGGGTTCAGAACATCAGTATCAGGAAAGATACTTACCAGACCCACCAGCGTAGTGTCTTCAAACTGGAGTTTGTAGACTGCGGCCAATGTCGCACTACGCACAATCGACATTGTGATCGAACACGCTAGGTAAGGTGCTGGACTGCTGACCAAGCTCACCATTGCCGGAAGCAAGTCCGTAGCATTCCCTTCCAATGCCATGCGGATTCCCTCTGTAGTGAGGAAATTGCTTGTGACATTTAGTTCGGGATGATCGTTAAATACTACGGAAGCCCGGAGCCGGTTCAGGACGCCGGGAGGTGTAAACTGAAAGGCCATGGGCTAACCTCCTAGATTGAGACAAGGTCTGTGGCAACCACATTCACCAGAATGTGGATAAAGCCACGAGCGGGGATGAACAGGGTGCTGAGCCCATCATACTCCCCAATCTTATAGTCTCCCGGGTTCGCCAACGTGTAGTTGAGGAATGGAACAGCGTTCACGTTGCACTTCCCAGCAAACTGACCGCCATTGATAGCTGCCGTAAGATCAGGCCCATCGAAGCCAGTCATCTCGATTTTGCCGAGTACCATGCCAAAGGTCTGGGCACTCTGCATAGTATGGAAAAGCACCAGTTCCAGGTAATTGATTCCATCCTGGTTATAGTATAGCGGGGCCAGCGGGTTATTGCTACCGTTGATGATGGCGTTGCTCAGGTTCAAGTTAACTTCAATCTGGACCCAATCGATTGTGTACCACCAATTGAAGTAATCGTGCCCATCGAGCGTAACACCCTCATAGAGCATGGTAAAGCTGATCCCACCCTCAGCACCGGTAGAGATGTAGTTGGTGTTTGCAGATTTGAAGTCTCTAAGGATAGGACCATTGTGCTTCTGTGGATACATGGTCACGCCATAGACAAACTTGAATGCCATTGGCGTGATACGGTTCGTATTTGAAGGACGATACGCCAGTGCGTTGTAGAACATCGCCGCAAGCGTAAATTCACCCTCTGGGTCTAGGAAGTTTGGGATATCATATCTTTCAGGGTCGATACCGCTTGCCGGGACATGGATAAGTGTAGGATCCTGCAATGCAGGAGCCTCGACCATTTGGATCACATCTTTAAAGGACGAGCCTGTGCCCTTAGTTCCACCAGAACCTAGTTGTCCTGGGAAGAACAGATTCTTGTATGTTGCTTGAGTGTAGATAGGTGCAGAGCCATTTGTATCACCACTAGCAACAGTCAGCCAGAAATATTCCATCGTATTCGATGGAGCCTCATACCGTTTCAACATGTTTGTCATTTTTAGCGGAACTGCTGCTGTGCCCAGAATAGCAGGATCACAGCCAAATCGACGAGGCATCAAGAACCCATAAATCGTAAGTGGGTTCTCATTCAGCCAATTTTCCATAGATGTGATGTTATTGTCCGGATTATTATCGTAACCAAGCTCAAGCACCCAGACGCCAACTTCGTTGCCTTGACCAAAGAACGTCGTAGCCATCTGGTTTAACTCAATGGCCGAATGCCATTGGTATGTTCCCATTGCAGTAACAGGAGTAGGATCAGTTGTAGCTGCAAAGGTTAGAGTGGTAGGGGCTGTCACTGTACAATTCTTTAGACCATTTAGCCCCGGTCCAATAGGAACAAAGTCACTGAAAACCAGTTGAATAACATCACCAACCACAGCATTAGGAATAGGACTTCCCAAAGTAACAGTCGCTGTTCCTGCTGCCCATGTTACATTTGTGACTGGCATTGGATAACGAAGAATTGGTGCTCCTGCCGGATTCTCTAGTGGTGGAATAAACAAGTCAGAAAGTTGCGTCAGCAACTGTGTATCCCCAATAGGGATTGTAGTAGCACCAAAGGATACCAGCGCGCCAGTACGCTGATAGTTGATAGGGGTCGGAGCCTCAATGATCGAAACGTGGACCGTTACGATAGCATTAGGGTCCGTGCTAAACTGAGTTTGGACGGCCATGGTTCACGTTCCTTCTGTTAAAACTTAGCGACGACGAGTAGTCGTCGTAGTTCTAGTACGAGTCACCGTGCGTTTGCGCTTCACCGTCCCACCGTTACCATCATCCTCTTCTACTTCTTCCTCATCTTCCTCAGGCTCTTCTGTAGCCTCCTTAGCCTGAGCTTGCTGTTCATCCCATTCAGCAACTTCTAGCAGGTATGCCTCGAAGCTCTGAATCGTTCCAGCTACGAAAGTATGTTTATTCGGCACATCGCCAGCGGCAACAGTAGTCAATACTGTCACTCCTCCTGGTTTTTGGACCCTTGCTAGTATAGGATAACTAGCTGTGTAGAGAGTTAGATAATTCGTCTGTGGCATGGGGAGTTACCTCCGGTTTACCGCATGTGAACCAGTGTGGGTCGTAGAACTGGACCCTGGCATGTAAGATAAACTGTCGAGCAATATTTCTTGCTACAGTTTGCAGATAATTAACATCAAACTCTATTACCTTGTGCTGTGAAATTATCTTCATTTCTGTTTGAGTAGATTTCATATCATAAATAGCTGGACTATTGGCCATTCCAATAGTCATCCAATCTCGAGAGTAGTTTTCTACACAAAGCAGAAAATCGCTAACTTCAGTAGCATCTAATCCATATAAATGAACCCTCACACGGTCCCTACATAGATATGCTGTTTCCGATTTTGGCCCCATATATGGAGCCATCGCTAAAGTAGTCGTTGATTCCACATGTACAGATCCAAATGGGGGAGGTAAATTATCATCAACAAGATAAGAAGGATACAGAGGAATAGGACAATTAAAAGTAGGATATGGCGGGACATAACTCGAGAGACTAAGCCAGATAGGTAATGAATTAGATGGAATAACCATAGGATTAAAATTAGAAGGATCATCAATAATCTGAGTACCATGAGTGGTACGAACGGCGTTACCCCGATAGTGGTAAAGATCTGCCTGTTCATACAAATAAGCACGACTACTGAACGCAAACTGAATATCTCCATAAGTTCCAATATATAGACTATTTGGTCCTATCTGATTAAATTCCTGTACTTCTGAAAGCGATGTAAAGAGAATATCGTTAGAATCTACGGTAGCATCCTCGCGCTGCAAGCTCTCAGAAGCATAGTGAAATGAACCATGTACATCTACATCAGTTCTCAAGGTGACAGAAGGTAGAGAAACGTAGACAACGCAAGTAAACTTATGATTATCTGAAGGAGAGCAAACCCAAGCCCCGTTCGGATTATTCTCGGGTATCTCGACGCTATCACCGGGTTGTAGGACACCAGTCGTTCCAGTTTCATAAGAATAAGCAGGACCAGTGAAGTCGTAAAAAAGAGGTTCAGCAGTAGAAAGTCCTTGATCGTTGGCATTAAGAGGATTAGCAATCACGCCCCCTACTACTCGATTTGTGCCCCAGAAACTCCCCGGTGCAACCTGAATTGCTGCACCACCATCATCAGTCATGGTGGCCATTCCTGTTACAGCCTGAATACCGGGGGTAGTAATCTCGCCAGCTTGAGATGGGACCTTTATCCAGTAAATCATTCCATCTAAAGGGAATACATAACGCTGATAAAGATTGAAATGGATATGTTGATCCATCGACAGGGTTTTGACGCCCTGCGCAAGAGCTGCTCCAAGAGGAGGTTTAGAATTGAGAGCTTCACCAATAGAAGGCATCAGTATGCCCCACCATCATAGGTACTTGTCCAAGCAGAGTTTTGGCGAGCGTATATTCCACCATCTGTTGGAGCTTCAGCAATACCTCCAGCACCACCACTAATCGCTTGCCAAGCTGAACCATCATAAACATGAAAAGAATTGTCAGTAGTTTTTAGCCACATTTCCCCTTGTAACGGACTAGCTGGAGCAGAAGTCCCAACTGAAGCAACGCCTACACTTGGAACTACTTCCCATTTACTATCCACATAAATATAAAGAGTATTGTTATTCGTATTAAAGAACAGCCAACCCTCTCCCGGATTAGCTGGCTCTATAGTCCCAACCCAGATGCCACCCTCATTAATAGGATCAGTAGGACCTGGAACAGGTAGAGGGACATTAGGCGGATACGGAGTATCCGGGGTAGGGACTGTGGTTACTGGAGGAGGAAGATTCTTGGTATAGTAGTCTTGAGGCAACTGCCTCATATATGGCAGAATTGCCACTTACTTCCCCTTAGAAGGGTTGGACCCACAACCGGGTGATTTAGGTGGTTTCGGTTTCGGCATAGGAGTCCCTTTGCCTTGTGGACCACCTGGTTTATTGACTGGAGAGCAGGGTTCTGTTGCCATCAGTGAAAGGCCCTCCCTAAGCCTCCGATAAGTTCAGAGGCAATCCAAAAGGCGATTGCAGCCCATCCAAAGTTCCATCGGCCTTGCCCTTCCATGATTACCGCAGCAATCACAGCAAAGACAAAGGCAAAAGCTAGACAGATCAAGCCAACATTCTGCATGTTACTTCTCCGTCCAGGCTTTGAAGCTACGCATATAGAGAGTCGTATCTACGAAACTTGGTCGAGGAGCAGCTCCTTTCTTAAAGGCATCCGCCCGTAAGTGAGAAACTCCTCTTTGTGCAGCCCTAGTAGGGACTCCTCGAATAACCCCATCATATTTACGACCTGTCAAAGATCGCCTAAACTTACCCTCCAATGGAGTGGCATCCCAATCATAATCCCAAGGCCCACCCATCATTCCTTGTACCATGCCAGTCGCTATAGACCCTTCAACATTATCAACAATAAAATCTTCTTCCATGCCATAGAATGTTTCCAAAAGACTATACTTCTTTTCTAATTCTTCTGCAACCTGTCCAACTGTTTTACCTGCTCCATAAGAATGCTGATGAGCAGACAATGTCTTTGGTCGTCTTCTTTTTAATGTGGCAGATATCGGAGATTGCTGCGAATATCGAGCAGCATAAGGAACATTATCAAACCCAAACTGGATCTTCATACTGTAAGACCCCAGATCGGTCCCCACTGACCAGCAAACATGAGATAGGCTCGACCCCAAGGGGTTTTCAGCAGTTGTAGTCCCCACAGTGTTAGACCAGCAAACTGGGGAAGTATGTACATCCCCTCCCCAGTTCCCTGATCATGAGCTTCATTCGTAATACCACCTGTGAAGTTATAAATACCGAATTTATTCCGCAAATCTTGCCAATAAGTAGAATTGGGGTTATCAATTGCCCATTCAATTAGAATTGCTCCTCCCAGGTTGTAGACTGCCTGGGCATAGATAGTCATTGTAGTAGACTGGCTCGGAACGCTCTTTAATCCTAGATAAGCAAGATTTATAGCTTCATCAAAGGCCATTTGGAGCGTGACATCTCCCGGCATAGCCGTAAGAGGAACACCCATAACAGCCTGAACCCACGCCTTGAATCCATCAAACGTAGGATCTCCAGGCGGGATTACAACAGGCAGATCAGCTTGAGGTGCTACCGCTGTATCAGCCACGACGCCCGCGTTTTCCTATTGATACAACGCCTTCTTGAGCAGTCCGAGTAACCCGAACTCCTTCGGCCAAATGGTCTAGATCTTCGGAATATCCACCACGAGGTTCTTCCTCCTGGAAACTCATTTCCAACTCACGCAGCGGAGCCCCGATTTGTTCCTCAATCTGAGAATTCACTGCCAGTGCAGCTTCCTGTCGCAATTTCTGGCCGAATTTGTTGAGATCTTCTTCTTTTCTTTTCATCCCCTTATGCAACTTGTCTACAGGAATAGCCTTTCCGATAGAATAGACAAGTCCGCTGAATGGGCTGCTCTTTGAATCCAACTCTTCCAAAGATAAGAGCCCATATGTCTTATGTTGATTAAGAATCGCTTCAATTTCTGGTGTAGCCAAATCGGTATTATAACCATTCGGCGAAACACGAATTTGTCCACCAATAGGAATCGTTTGGGTGACTACACCCTGTCTTTCCGGTGTACGATAAGCAAACATCTGAATTTGCTTAGACACGTTCCCAACATATAGTTCTGGCATTTTTTCCTCCAAAGAAACCTGCGCCGGACGCTTACAGTCGCCCTGACAGTTTAAAGCACGTCAGTTCGTGCTGACGCAGATAGTTCGCTGGGACAAGAATTTACTGATATTGCATCGTGACGATGGTAACTGCCTCCGGACGGACTGCCCATCCGGAAGTAACACGCTGTTCGGCAAGCACGTCAATTGCCCCTCCCGCGAGAGGCACCGGGATTTCGCGTGGTGCAGCCATATCCGCGAATTGAAGCGTGCAAGCTTCCAACGACGGGGTGAGCTTTGCGAATTCGTTAGTATTGATCCGCGTACCTTTCGGCTGCTCAACCTCAGGCATAACGATGAGGATTGCGTCATTCCCTCCTGCGCCTTTGCCGATAAGCGTATCGTCATAGGCCCACACAATGTCATCGTCATTCATTTCCAAAACATCTTTCACCACACCAGCCGTGGAAGTGCTACCAGCACCAACACGCTGATAGCTGGTAAGCTGAACAATGTTCTGATATTCCATTGCACCGAGCGTGCGTTGCGGACCAACGACCACGAAACGACGACCAATACCAAGTTGATTGGTTCTGGTCTTAATGGCCTGCACCTGCGAGATCAGGAAAAAGGCCATCTGTCCGTTATCGTAAGTCACCACTGTCGTATTGCCCGCACTATCTGCCGGAAGACTGATAGCTGTCGCGCCGCTGGCATTCAACAGACCTTCGCCATTTGCCGGGTTGAACCCGTACAAGAGGCCGTTCCGGATAAGTTGGAACGTAGCCTGTCGCATACCAAGACGATGTGCATCTACGATGCTGAGACCCCATCGTGACATAGCGGCGGTATCGTGATGGTCATATTCTGCACGGACCCGCAAGAGGTACGTTGGAGCACTGATTTGGGACAGTGCAAAATTGACCCCTGGTAGCTGATTATATGCCGACTGACCAGCCGCCATTCTGGTACGAAGATCTACACGCTTGATATAAGCATAGAGATCACCGTCTGCCAGCCGAATGAGTGGAGCACCAGACGCCAGGAGCTCGAAAGCACCAGACGCTTGAGAATACGGCATCAAAGTATCAGGCATCATGTAAGAGGGATGAACCTGAACGAATGCCGGAGCAATCGAAGCCATGAGTCACTCCTATGGTTAAGGATAAGGCCAGAGAGGCCCCGGCCTTCAGGTTTAAGAAGTTACAGCAGACAGACTGCTGCCGCGTCGTTGTAGGACCAGGTTGTGAGTCCGGTACCAGCATTATAGACCGGGCGCATACATCCTGAAGCCTTGATTGCCAGAACCTTCACCGCAAGGGCAGTGGTAGCAAATGCGATGATCCTCTGAGCAGAAAAGTCCCAGGATACCTGTGCTGTAATCAATCCACCCTCAAGGGAAACCAAGGTAGGATCGATTGCCAGAGCAACACGAGCGCCAGAACCAAGGCGATAAAAATTCACCAAACCACCACTTCCAACAGTAGGAACCGGAGATTGTGGCGTATTCACCGCAGCATAGTTCTGGTCAAAGACACTGAACCCGGTAAGGTTCGCATAAGCTGTTGCTCGGGCAATAATCCCACCCAAGGCAACATCAGCACGAGTCATCGGTGGTCGCTCTTGCGGAACGTTTTCGCTGATAGCAATGCCACCAAACATCGGCAAGGTTTCCGCTGTAGCAAGCCAACCACCGGAAAGCGCGAAGCGTGCTGCCGGATCAGGATAGGCGGTTCCGACGATAAGGCCATCGGACTCGATAGTAAACATCCCGGCCGCATTGGTCTGGATGTAGGGGTTGAAGGCGATATTCGCAACCATTGGAATGATCCTTCCTTAGAGTGCGAGGAGGGTTACTGAGACGCCAGGGTGCGGAAAGAAGCGACCCTACGGCCCGGACGACCCATTGCCTTGACGAACGACTCCTTACCATAGAAGACGTTCGAACGCACACCGGTCGTGGGGTCGATCTTCGTAACCATGCGAAGCTCCCCTGCTTCCAAATCTACAGGATTTGCAGCGGCAGCGGTCGCATCGTTATATACCGTATCCTCAGCAATCTTGAAGGCTGACTCCGGAAGTTCGGAGAATTTTACCTTACCCCATGTCGGAGAATGCTTCTTCAGCCTTGTAGCCAACCGTTTCCGGTAGTCGATAAGGGTTTCACCCTCAAGCGGCCTGGGAGCACGTTCCCCAAAACCGGCGAACACGGCATCGGCCCTTGCCTGAGCATCTGCAAACGCAACATGCTCATCATCGGACCGAGGCTTCATTGCAGCCTGAAGACGTTCGATGACCTGCTGTTGGCTGGCAATCTGTTTGCGCAGATCAGCTACGGCGTCAGCCTTAACAGCGTCGTCCTTCTTATCATCGTCATCATCAGACTTCGCTTTTGCAGCATCATCCTTCTTCTTCGGTGGCGGGAAGGCATCGTCCTTCTTATCGTCGTCATCGTCGTCGTCAGCCTTCTTGGCGTCGTCAGGCTTCTTGTGTTTAAGCTCGAGTTCCCCATCGTCCTTCTTCACCTTGGGCGGAGGGAAGCCTGCATCAGCCTTTGACGCTCCTTTTTCATCGTCAAGGATTTTAGTCTTGGGAGCGGTTGTCCCATCATCTTTGCGTTTGTCGTCATCATCGTCGTCGTCGTCGCCCCGAGACGCCGATGCTTTACTGTCTGATTTAGACTTCTTATCGTCATCATCGTCTCCTTTGATGATTTTCTTCTCCCCCACCTCAAGAGCGTCCATACGCTTGGTGAGAGCATCCATTTTCGCAATGGCATCGGCCAGCATAGAGTCCACGCTGGTCTTGGCGTCGGCTGCTGCTTCAGGCATCTAAGCCTCCTTTGGTTGCAGCGGATTGCGCTATTCGCGCGGCTCTAGCGGACCATGAGGTCCCTTCTAGTCATGAATTTGTCAAGCCTTTCGGCAAACTTGCTCATGTTATCGGCCAATCCAACAAGACCGGGTGGGATGCTTTGCATCGGCGGAGCCGGAACATCACTACCACCATTCACAGGTAAAGATGGATCTGGCAAAATACCACCTTCATCTGGTTTAGCCTCAGAATCAATCCGAATACCACTTGCGTCGCCGCCCTTATCCCACACACCCTTTTCACATATCGCCAAATGGTCTACAAAACTTGGAGTACCTTCAACGAGGAGGTTGCTTCCATCCTCCATTTCAATAGTGTAATTGACCTTAGTGTCCCGAAATACCACACTCGGTGATGTGGATAATTCAAAGTCATTTACAGCGATCTGAGCCTTTCTGTCGTAAATCTTAGCAATTCCCCAGACTTCATCTCCCTTAATATAGGGTAGGAACATAGTTCCCACCACTCGTTTAGAAAACTCGTCCGAGTTAAGAATTTGAGTACTTGGGTGGTCAAGAATAATTGGTATTCCACTGCATCGACGTAGAAATTCAGTGCTAAGATATATGGTGTCACGACGATAAACCCATTCATTAAGTTTTGGTCTGTAACTGAACCCTGTACCACTGATCCTCATATCCACCAGCATAACATTTTCAATATACTGTGGTGAAACCAGCTCCCTATCACGAATTGCCTCCGAAAGTTCTAATTCATTCATCCCTTTCATCTTTCGCAAAGCAATATGGCAACCAGGATGCAAATCCAAACTTTGTGCATGATCTGGGTTCAACCAAACATAAGCATCATGTTCATGATTCAGTTTAGGGACAAATTCCTCATCACAGTCATATAAAAACGTGGTAAAATCAACATCATCACGAACACGGCGAGTAAGTAATTTTCCAGCATGACCGGTGAGATAACCAGTCTCTTCCAAGCATTCTCTAACTGCGCAAGACTCAATTGTCTCACCATCTTTCTTTACACCACCAGGAGTACACCATCCAAGTCCATCTGTACGACGGCAGAACAAGCAGTTTCCGTTAGGTGATCTGAATAGAATTCCAGCAGCTATCGTCATCCACCCGATACCTCCTTAGGTTGTGGATTAGATGGCTGCATATTGTCTTTCGTGCGCGGCTTCACCTTTGCCGGTCTGCGCATTGCTCTGCGGCGCTCAAAAGCATCCATTCGTGTTGCAAGTGCATCACACATACTAACCAGCTTCTTTATTGGTTCTGCCTCACCTTCCGTAAATCCCATATGTTGGAAATCATCTGGCTTTATGTCTTTTCCAGGGTGCGAAGTAATATGTGCATCAGCTTTCGCCCATTCGTCATTCGATACACTGTCAGGTTTTGGAGCACCAGCCATACGATGCGCGATTGCTATCGCTTGTTGCTGCGGATAGCCCTCATGACGCAACTTAGAAATCTTCTCACTTATCCATTTTCCTGACTTTGGCACGAATTTTCCTCTGTTTAAAGGTTCTTTGGACTATTTCATCCCAACTTTCTTCCGGTTCTTCCTGTATTTCTAATTTATTCGCTAAAGCAACTAGATCTCTCTCCGAAACTCGGTATCTTTTCCTTAAATAAGCTAAAGATTTCGCAAGCCCACTACTGAGAGGCATTTTTCATGTGTTCCAAGAGCCGAACTACCTGATTTTCTCCAGAATCAGCTCTTGCCATCTTAACTTTTGGAATTTCTGGACGAGGATCTTCTGGTTCCATGCCCATTGTCTGCTGTTCATCTCTAAATTTCTGATCTTTCTTCAGTTGTTTCAACAATTTCTGGAAATCAAGTTGAAGTGGACTAGAATACAGAAGCTTGTTGTTCGTAATTGCGTCTGCAATCCACTGAATTAACCGAGCTTTGTTCTCAGGATCGAATGAAAACTCCAAAATCTGGTAAACTGAGATCGCAGCTTTCATCTTTGTATCGTCAACCTTCACCTGTTCATGGTCAGGTTCTCTTAAATATGAAGGCCACACGGCAGAATAACTGTTCACCCACTCATAAAACGCCTCTCGGTACGTTGTATCCGTATACTTTTCTGGAAAACTCTTCTTTAAACTATTAAAGAAGGCCGGAGTCCAGGCACGGTGCATCACTATACGATCTAAAAACCGGTAGACCGGGTCCATGGTTTCCCGGAGTCGGTCCATATAGCGAGCGACCGCTTTTGCGTCTTCCGACCCCTCTCCAAACCCCTCAGCAAAAGATTCCTGGGTGAGGAGCTTGACTGGCATATCCACGGCATTTGCGATATTTTCTAAGATATTTCTACGAGCAAGAACGTGCGGACCTTCCAAATTCTGCATATTTAAAGATTCAATCTCTTCTTCAGGTGTAATATTAATGACATTACCGGTTTCTGCCTCTTTTACGATGGCTCTTTTGAATGCCATCGCCCAGGCCATGATGTTATCGACGAAATTACCGGGTTGTTTAGTCTTCGCAACAAGAACGCCGACTTTTGTTTCGACTAGATCATCTGCTATCAAGCTCTTTATATAGGATTTAAGAGGAAAGAAAGCGCGCTGATAAGCACTACGGCCGACAAAGCCGAAAGCGGAAGTAGTATAACCAAGATAGATGGGTTTTTCATTGGTCACCGTCACCGTTCTTGAGGGGTGATAGGCGATTCCACTGATTGCAATCTGGGTATACTTCAAAAAATCCATTGCATTGGGGTTCTGGTTTAGAACCAAGCTTCCAGCAGTGTTAAGAGGATCAAGAATATTGAAGCTAATATTAAGGTCGGGAAGGTCCCAATAATTGATCGGATCATTGCTCCTCATTCCATCTACTAGAAGGGCGATACTAGCCACGCCATAAATGCGACTAACAGTAAGTAGATTATGAACAAGAAAATCGCCGCCAATAGCCTTCCATTCCTCACCAAAGGCTTCCACGCAACGTTCACCAGGACTGTCCGGAACCTTGATATCCCGTTTCTGGGACATTGCAAGGCTGACAGGTCCTTCGGTAATGCGTGCTCCCAGCGGATGATAAAGATAGATTTCCTTACAAGTCTGGTAACTGACAACATCCCCAGGCGTAATGTCGGGAGCTACCAAAAGCTCCTGCAAAGCATTACCAGGAACAGTTCCTACTGCACTGCTAGGAACAATGGTCATGGGGCAGTGGTCAAGCTAAATGTCAAACCAGCAGGACAACTCAACACGAAAACACCGGCAGTAAATGGAATACTACCGGTGACAACGCCTTGCGGCCATGTAGGAGCAGTCAACCCTGGAGCCATGCTTGGTCCAGTTGGCTTTATTCCAAACAGGAATGTCAATGCTGGCATAGCAGCATTGAATAGAGTACGAAAGAATCCCACAGGAGAAGCAGGAGCAGCGGCAGCATCGATCAAGGTCAACGGAGTTGACCAATCAGTCCCAGCTACAGGCTGAGTTACGGTAAGACCTGTGATCTTAGTATCCGCAGCCGTAGCAAGCTTCGTACCAATGCTCGCAGTAGTAACAGAGACAACTGTCATGGTACAACAGGCTCCGTAAAGGTGAAGTCAATAGGGCTAGAATAAACTGATCCTTCATGTGTATAGACTGGAACTGTAGCAGGAGCAAATAGTGAAGGTTTTACGATCGTAGTAACTTCAGTATCCGATACAAATGTCGTAGGTTCATCAAAATCGCCAAATCGAATAACCGTACTTGGATCAAATCCTGTACCAATGCAAGAAAGCGTAAAATCAGGATCACCAGACACGGCTGTATCTGGCGAAAGAGAAGTTAAAACTGGAGGGGCTGGGATTGGCCCGGTTTCTACTTCAAGAGTACAACCGGGAGGAATGCTTTTCACAACAAGATTTGCAAATCGATATTTTCCTTTAGAAAAAAGAACACTATCCGGACCAACCGGAGTTGTACATACGTGAAGATGATATAATCCTAATTCTTGAGCCAACACATCATTATTCTGTTCATCTTTCACATAATAATTATCTGTCAAAGAAAGATAATCATTACCATATTGAGTTGGAGCTGTCTTCAAAGTTACACTAATCAACATTTCATCAGATGCAAGGATCTGCCCAACCATGGTCTCGTCTACTGTGACCGTAGTCATTAGTACCCCTCCCAATTACCAAGGCTGATAGCGATACCGTAGGTGAAAGCGTCTAACAAATCGTCTTGTCTATCTTCTACATCTCCTACACGAAAACCAAGAACTTGTCCGAGCAAATGATTCTTCGTAACTTGCTTGTATGTGATAACTCTATCGTACGCTGTCTCAAGAATCTTAACGAGACCCTTGAACACGTAGCCGCTGACGTTTATGGCTCGCTCTGCTTTGCCGAGTTGCGTAAGCTTCTGCGGCATTTCGTTGACGACCAAGTTTCGGCGTCGCGCTTGCTGTAGCAGGATCGACCCACTTGCCTTGTCTTCGATAAAGCAACCTCTGTGGCCTAGGCGGGACCCGCATTTCGCCGCATACTCCTCAAGATTACGGTACACCACAGGAAGCCAAACCTCAAGCATAGAACCTTCAATCTGGAGGTATTCATAATCGATAATCTTGAGCCACTTTTCTTCGCCCAAGCGCTCGTAAGCCCAATAGATAACACCAGTTCCATCGTTCTCTTTGCCGGTCTTAACGGCTGTATCCATCGTAGCAAAAACGTAGAGACATCGCTGAGGATAAGGTTCCGGCTTATTCTCAGTAAGCATATTATTCAGGCTGAAGAATGCTTCGCCTGACCAATCAACAAATTCGGCTAGGTATTCCTGCGCATAAACGAGGGGATGGTTGTCTCGCTCAAGGCGCGCGAGTTCATCGGGTGGGAGGAAAGGATTACTATGTGAGGGTGCATGGTATTCTTTGAATCCGTACTCGGGCAAATTGCAGATTCGCCAGAAAAGATTATCCTCGTTGATCCCGTTAGTATTTGATGCAATGATGGCCGCACCTCTGAAATCGAGAAGCGTTGGGCGAATAGCTTTCTCCCAGACCGCGATTGCATTTGGTTTAGTGAAGGCGGCTTCATCGATGATCACCAGATGGTAGCGACGTGAACGACCAGCTTTTTCATCTTCCAAGGTCCAAAGTTCAATACGACCGCCCGTTGTAGTATGGAGGATGCCCAGGTTGCGAGAAGAGCTTCGAACGGCGGGTTCTAGCGTAACTTCATTCTCGCTGTACGCTTCAGACGCATACCGGTAGTTGGGAACAAACCATCCAACCTGAGCACCTTTCGCGGCAAAGTCGCAAGCGACCACTTTCAGAAAGTTCGTCTTCCCCCAACGACGCCCACAACGCAAGGCCCTGAACCGGGCAGGCATAAGGAAAGCTTCTATCTGCCCTGGGTGAAGATTGGGCAGACGAACAATTCTATCACCAGTTGGAACAGGGAATTGTGCTGTCATTTAGAAGATCGAAGGAGGCTGGTATGTCCGGGCTGGGATTCACATCCAGCCTCCTCTTCATCATGGCATCCGGGTCAGGGGGGGCTGAAACACTAATGCCACGAATCACTTCTCACGCCGTAGTCGTCGGCGTGGTTTAGCTTTTGGAGGGCGTTGGGACGCCCGCGTGCTCCTCTGATGGTACGATCGCCACGCCCCATCCGGTGGCCGGAGACCAGTAGGTCTTCACTTCCCAATCTTCCAACACCTCTGGTTTCTCGGGAGGAGGCGGGATTACAATGGGATGCGTCGGAACCCCCGGCACCCCGCTGCTCGGCGGAATGTAGATCGGGTGTTCCGGGTGACCGGGAACTATTCCCGGTGGCAGGTAGATTGGTGGTGTGGGCATCGGCACGTTGCCACCGCCCCAAGTGCCGAGAGGTGGCCCTCCGGGCGCGATCGGATGCGCGGGGTACGGAGGCGCAACTCCGCCCCAAGTGCCCAACGGTGGAATCGAGATGCCCCACGGAGGCGGGCCTGATGGACCTCCAGGCGCTATCGGATGCGTTGGTAACGGGGGAGCAACTCCACCCCAAGTTCCGAGCGGGGGATAGTAGATAGGCGGAGTTGGCACTGGGAGTGGAGCACCGCCCCAAATACCGAGAGGCGGACCTCCAGGTGCGATTGGATGCCCGGCGATTGGTAACGAACCACCGCCCCAAATGCCAAGAGGCGGTCCTCCAGGCATTGGACCTCCACCGACTTCAAGGTCTGGATAGTACATATATCCAGTAAAGGTGACACGAACAGGTGCCATCGTATTCTCCTATATGAGGGGTTCACGTGAACGCTGAGTACACTAGCACAGCCATGTTAAGGCAATATGTAGCGGAACACAAGTTGGATTCCCTCATCCAGAAATTTCTTACTTGCATTCTGCGGTTTTGTAAAGCATAATAACCATAGGCCGTAACTGAAAGGAGAAGTGTCATGTGGCCCATTGCGATAGTTGTCATGGCCATCGTAGGATTTTACTGGTTCGCCTTCTGGGGAACCATCCTAGTGTGGCTTTGGTGCCTCTTCGATCTGTGCCAAGGAAAATTCATCAGAGCCAGCATCTGGTTCTGCACCGGGTTCGGATTGTTGGCTTGGTGGATGCAAGATGAGGAGGTTGGGTTCGAAGAGTGGAAGATGGTCTCGTGTACGGTCATAGGCTTGACCATATTGGCCGTGCTCGCTTATAAGTTCTACAAGATTCGGCGAACAGTGCATAGCGTCCCGCCATTTGGGACAATGCCAGAGACGACAGGGAATGTCATCCCTTTTGTCAAGGCAACACGAGATGAACGAGAGCGGGTCATGCGGATACAGGGCCATCGCTGTGCGAATCCCTATTGTAACATGGACCTACGCCAGAGTACTCCTCATTGGGATCATATTGTACCGCGAAGCCAAGGTGGCACAGACAGCGTTCATAATATGCAGTGGCTATGTGATACGTGCAATCTAAATAAGAATGATATGAATTGGCTCGAGTTTCTGTACCGGTATGCGACTGGTCTGGGTATTGACCCCAATGAGAACCAGAGACCATGGCAGAATTGGGTCCTTACCCGGACTCGGAACGGGTTGCAGTGTCAAGGCTGACCACTGCCATTAGTCTTCTTAGGAGCCTCTTCAGTCCCAGGCATTATAATATTGGTGCCCGGAAGAGCAGGGAGGCCTCCCTCGATAATGATCCTCAAGCCACCGGTAATATCTTGGTTGACTTGAGCTAGTCGTGGGTGTTCGTATACAGCCGCAGCCTTGGCCGCGTCAATTCGCGTCGCCATCGGCATCCGTATATCCCGATAGACCGCGTGTAAGAATTCCTTAGGCGAGAGTTCTGGATTATCATATGCGTGCGGTTCGGGAGGAAGAACCTCGCCTGTTTTCGGCTTATCCATGTGACAAGGAAGGAACAGACCTCCAAAGTGCCGGGGAGGTCATGGGCCAACGAGACGTGGCTCAAAGCACTGCGTCCGTTAGGACAAGCGACATACCACATCTTGTAGGTGGAAGCAAGCATTTTGTACAATCAACGAAAAAAATGATATCGCGTTTAAAAAATGCTGCCTGCGCTCATGTTGCATTTATGCTATACTACCTGAGTATGGGGGTACCACTATGAGCACAGGAGGGCACCATCACCCAGAATATATAAGCAGGGACGACTTTCACCCTTCCCATTAACCAAAAGGGAGTAACCCTTCATGAAGAGGGTCTTACTCGCAACGGTTGCCGCATTGGCATTCGTTGTCCCGGCGAAAGCCGACCTTGTCCTGGAGTCCACGATCTTTGCCGATCTTGGTGCAACAGGATTTGGTAATGCGCCTCGTTTGCTCAACATCCAGAATAACGGAAGTGAAGCAGGCGGGACGTTCTACACTGGTACGCCAGGAAATCTTGCTGATAGTCTGGCTAACCAAATCGCCGTGCAGACCGGGTTCTTCACCGGCCTGCCTCCTGGCACTGTCTGCACCAACAACGGCACTTGTAACAATCAGCCGCAAGTCGAGACTGACAAGTCGGCGGTTTATCGGGTGTCGCAGTTGGGATGGACGACTGGACAGAGCGTGGGTATCGGCCTCGACACGAACGAGGTTGGAGGCAACAACGCTGCTGCTGCGCTCACGTTCAACAGCCTCGTGTTGACCATCTGGAACTCCGATGCAACGAAATCCATTTCGTTCTCAGGAAGCCAGCCAGTCAACATCCCACTGGCGTTGCTCAATCTTCAACAGGGCAACGGCAACAGCGTGTTCGACATCGGACTCGATGCTACTCAGCAAGCGCAGTTCGATGCCTTTGAACTCGCCAACGGGGGGCCGGGAAGCACGTTCGCCAGTTTGTCGGCGTCGTTCGGAACCGGTCTTCCGGGACAAGTCTGTCCGAGCGCGGGCTCTCTTGCAGGGTTCGCGTCTCCGGGCGGATGCTTTGCCTCCACCGATGGTCAGGAGAGCTTCCTGGCCTTCGTGCAACCGGTCCCTGGACCGATTGCTGGTGCTGGCATTCCGGGCTTGATAATGGCGGCTGGTGGCATGTTCGGCCTCAACCGCTTCCGGCGTAAGCGTCGCGTAGCGTAACGGGAAAACTCGCGCTCAATACCCCTCGCGTACGCGCGGGGGGCTCTTTCTTCAATGGAGCACAACATGAAAACCCTGATCATAGCACTTGCACTTATGATGACGACTGCGGCAGCAGCTCAGACGGAAATGCCAAGGACCGGAGAATTCACTGATAAGGATGGCAACAAGATCGGCACCGTAACATTCTCGCAGAGGGGATGGTTTTTCCGAGATCTTAATGGAGAACTCATTGCCTTCATTACCCGTGATCAAGAGGGTCGGCTCACGATGTATGATCCTAATGGCAAAGTCCTCGACCAACTCCCCGCTAAGACGCCACAACAATGAAGATACCAATCCCCAAGCAATATGATGCGGTCATGGATTGGCTCGCAATGCATCTATTGCCGCCAGACAAGCCGACTAGACTACGGCTATTCGGTCATAATGTTACATGGCTTGAAGTTGCAGTCACCGCATACCCGACCATAGCTGCATTCGGGCTATGGGCATGGACCGGAGATTGGTGGTGGTTGCCAATGATCGCGGGCGGTATGGCCTTCGCAATCGTGACAATGGGCTGGAAATAGGAGGAATACGATGGGACGAAAGGAAGACAATACCCTGAT